GTCTCAAATGGTATTAAAAACGGCGTTAATGGTATTAAAAACGGCATAAAGAATGGCGTTAATGGCGTAAAGAATGGAGTAAAGAATGGAGTAAAGAATGGCGTCAAGAATGGTACTAATGAAGTTAGATATGGTTGGAATGAATTAACAAACGGTAATGCACAACCTGTAAGCCGTGCAATACAACTAGGTGCCAATCCAGCATTTGCTCCATTAATCAAGTCTGTTCACCAGGCTGAAGATGTTGAAGACCAACTACTCGGCCAACTTGGAGACTATATAGAAAGTAAAACAGGTATTCCCTCTGTTGCTACTCAAGTCGCGGCAGGGTTACTTATTCCTGGTGCTGGTGAAGTAAAGCCTGCTCTTAGGAAAGGGTCAAACTTATTAATTAGAAATTTACCGGCTCAAACTGTATTTGCAGATGGACCTAGGAAAACATGGACTAAAGCTCAACGTGATGCTGCAGTAATAGCTAATAAACCACCTAAACGTACTGACCTTACTAATAATGCAGATTTCCGTGGTATTACAGGTGATGTACAAGCTCGTAACACAGGTCTATCCATAAGAATGGAAACTAGACCTGAATATAAGCAACGTAGTACCTCAACAGGTGAATGGGGTAAAGGTGCTCCACCGCAAACATCAACAACTCATCACCGAATGGGTATTCAAGATCAACAAGCTTTTATAGCAGGTTTATCACCAGAAGAGATGGATGAGTTACGTGAAGTCCTTGAATCTGGTGGTTTATTTATGGGTAATCGGGCAGAAAACTATGAAGCCCTATACGATGGTGTCTATACGCAGGCAGGTCGTAAATCTGGTATGTATAGTACTGATCATGGCGATGTCCATGCTTTATCCGATCAACTTCGTAAAAACTTGGGGATAGTAAAAAATACAAAGGATAGAACCTTAGATACTATTAATGGTAGGCTGATTAAAGACTTACCTAAAGATGTTAAACAAGGTCTTCAAATCCGACTTGCTTTAGAAGATGAACGTATCATCGATTTGGTGCAATCTGCTCGTTATAAGAAGTTTAAAGAGGCTTTCCCTAATCTAACTTCAAAGGAACGTAGACAGATGATCCTTGAACAACCTGATAAGTTCGCCAATCTATCCACTACCGTATTAAATGAATAACACCTTAGAACTTCTAAGGGATGATTTTAAGTTGTTCCTACAAGCTATGTGGGGACAACTAGACCTTCCATCCCCTACTCGTGCTCAATATGCAATCGCAGATTATCTTCAAAATGGTCCTAAACGATTACAAATACAAGCTTTCCGTGGAGTAGGTAAATCATGGATTACTGGAGCTTTTGTGCTCTGGACTTTATTTAAAGATCCAGAAAAGAAAATTATGATCATCTCTGCTTCTAAAGAACGTGCCGATAACATGTCGATCTTCTTACAGAAGCTGATCATTGAAACACCTTGGCTATCTCATATTAAACCTAAAGATGATAACGCTCGTTGGTCTCGTATCAGCTTTGATGTTGCTTGCAGCCCTCATCAAGCCCCCTCCGTCAAATCAGTAGGTATTACAGGTCAACTTACAGGTAGTCGTGCAGATCTAATGATCCTTGATGACATCGAAGTTCCTGGTAACTCAATGACGGAACTTATGCGTGAGAAACTTCTTCAACTCTGTACAGAAGCTGAATCTATCCTTACTCCTAAAGATGACTCACGTATCCTTTTCTTAGGTACACCTCAAACTGTCTTTACTGTCTATCGTAAGCTCGCTGAAAGGAACTATAAGCCCTTTGTTTGGCCTGCTAGATACCCTAAGAAGATAGAAAACTATGAGGGGCTCTTGGCCCCACAACTTGTCTCTGATATCGATAATGGTGCTACTGAATGGACAGTAACTGACCCTGATCGTTTTGATGATGACGACCTACTAGATCGTGAAGCTGCTATGGGCAGATCTAACTTCATGCTCCAGTTCATGCTCGATACCTCCCTTAGTGATGCTGAAAAATTCCCCCTTAAATGTGCTGACCTTGTTATCACTAGCGTTAACCCTACCTCTGCTCCAGATGCCGTCGTATGGTGTTCAGATCCAACAAATATCATTAAAGACCTACCCACTGTGGGATTACCTGGAGACTATTTCTACTCTCCAATGTTACTCCAAGGAGATTGGAACCCTTACACCGAAACAATCTGCTCTATTGATCCGTCGGGTCGTGGATCAGATGAAACAGCAGCAGCTTATCTCTCACAACGTAACGGTTTCCTGTACTTGCACGAAATGCGAGCTTATAAAGACGGGTACTCCGACAAGACATTACTGGATGTTCTAAGAGGTTGTAAAAAATATGGTGTTACTAAACTCCTTATTGAAACTAACTTCGGTGATGGTATGGTTGGTGAACTCTTTAAAAAACATCTCCAACAAACTAAACAACTCATAGATATCGAAGAAGTAAGGGCTAATGTTCGTAAAGAAGACCGTATCATTGATTCTCTTGAACCAGTACTTAATCAACATAGACTGATCGTAGATAGAAGAGTTATTGAATGGGACTTTAAATCAAATCCTGATGCTCCACCTGAAGAACGTCTCCTTTATATGCTCTTCTATCAAATGTCTAGAATGTGTCGTGAAAAAGGTGCCGTTAAACATGACGACAGATTAGATTGCTTAGCTCAAGGTGTTAAATATTACACAGATGCTATGTCGATCTCTGCTTATGAAACCATGAAGACTCAACGCATGGAAGACTGGAATGATATGAATGAAGCCTTCCTAGATGACCCTCAACAAGCTTGTAATCATATGGTGTTTGGCTTTAATCTAGAACAACGTAAACAAGCAAGACAACTTAAAGGTAAATCCGTTACGGCGCAATGGATCTAGACCGATCACCCCCCTATACAGGGGAGGGAAGGGTGGACCCGAACCTAACTGGGGGAATTCGTGTCTTATTAGACACTCCTTCCCCCTTTATTAATGTCCCTGGGGATGGACATTATGTAAGAACTGCCAAACAACAAAGACATCAAATACTTCATCTTGTACTAACTACTGATGATTTTGGACATCCATGAATGATGTCATATATCATTATGTGATTACATCCTTAGATGTTATGTTATAAACTATTTAATACATACATGAAACCAGAACAGTTTGAAGGTAACGATACTTACATGAGGTACGAATATCACCGTGTAAGAGAAGGGCCTAACTATTTTGTTACTTACTATAAAAATTCATCCCGCTTAATCTATGATCCAAAAGATGCATGGCGTACTCTCGGTACTGCTAAGTTCACTGAATCCGGTAAAGCACTTAAAGAATGGTGCCTTAAAATGTACGATCAATACAGTGTCCCACAAATCAAGAAGTGGTATCAAGATGGCGGGGACGAAGCGGAGGGCGTAGCCCGGAGCGGTAGACCTGATACATCCTTTGCATCTGAAGCACTACTGGATGAAGAATCACCAACTGATAATACTAAAATGATTACCTAATGTCTGATCCTATTTCTCTGAGACGTCAAAAATTAATTGAAGCTATTAAAACTCTTGAAATGATGAACGGTAGTCCTGATTTAATTGAGTCTTGCAAGAAAGCACTTATATCTCTTAAAGATGAAAAGTAAGGATGGTCCCTTAAATTTTTGACATAATTTTCTGAACCCGTATCGCATAATCCGGGAGTTTGTAATACCCCCAGTGGGGGGTGTTGCTACATAGTGGGAGGATTGATGCAGCTAAGTATATGAATGTGAAGCGTGCCATGCCGATTGGATAAGCTATCTAATCTTGCCCGCTCGCTACGCTCGCTTTATTTGCTATGTATTATCCAGTATTATTATGATGATGCACCAAGCGAGCACGAAGTGCGAGCGGATTAGTTATACAAACGATACGTATTCGTATCATATTGTTACATTATCTGTTGCGATTACATTATTAAATAAGCAACGACACTAATTGATGCTGAGCCTACGCTATAAGCCTCTACAATGCCCTTGTAATATCAATCAGGTAGAATGTATCAGAAACAGTACTAAGTGTTATACAGAGCCATACAGAAGGAGTAAAGAATAAGAGGATAATTACACCACTAAGTGTTATTCACATTCATCATCCCGCCTTATCAGTACCCATAAGCACAGCTCATACAAAGATAGGTATTTATACTCTATCTTTTTGGCGTGCACTCCTGTATATTAAAAGAGTGAAGGACAGGGAGCTGCCGCGAAGGTTAGCCAACCCATCCACCACATCTCACCTAGTAAATCGCCAAGCGAAGCTGAACAGTGAATCAGTTGAACAAGTGGCACAAACCCTCTTGCGAAACCCTATCCACTCCTGTATATTGGATACATGGAGGAAATTTGAAAGAATTTCAACCTAACAATTGAACAACTCACCACGGTAAGTGGTAGCCATACTGCTGAAGCTGCAGAACAACGGGATGATTTCATTCTATCTTATATAACATTCGAGTTATAAAGGATAGTATGAAGAACTCGGGAGACATCATCAATCAAACTGATGTAAAACCCTTTGAGTATATCCGTTGCTTTCATTCATTGAATCACATTGCAAAGAAGCACAAAACAACTCTAGGTAAAAAGAAGAGTTGGGAGTATCGAGCATTAAGCACGGTACGAATCAAACCACCAAAGATTTAGTAAGAATACTACAATCTTTTTCACATTCATCAATTCACTCTATTAATTCAAACATGTTCAACTTCACTGTAAAACGTTTCTCAAATTCAATCAATGAAATCAATTGCCAACTTGCTAAAGGTTGTGTACTTGTAACATTCAAGAGTGGTGAAACATATTCTTATAAGAATGTAAGCAAGCGAGCTATCGTGCAACTTTGGCTTGATTACGCTTTCACAAATGAGAACATCTCACTAGGTTTTTGGGTTAATAACAACTGTATCCGCCCTAATCGTGTTCGTTACGCTAACGTAAAAGGTTTGGTTGATTACTACGGTTCAACTCAAAGCTATCTCGCTACTGTTTGAGTATGTTTTACACACTATTAAATCAAAATGAGCATAGTGTATTGGAGGAGTTTGAAACTCTATTCGATGCAATGTGTAACTATTACGATGAACTCAATGATTCAATCAATACGCTTGGTTTCGAATCAATTGAGTATGGTTTCTTAGATTCTAATGATGAGATGAACGAACTTCAATTCACTAGTATCTAAAACTCACAATCATTTAATCAACTTATCCACTATCGTATTTCAAACTATGTCTGACAACACTATTCTTCTCACTGGTGCTGAACGTGATGCATACATTGCAGAACACTTCAAGCCTGAAACTATTGTTCCTGATTCTCTTGAAATTGAATCACATGATGCAGAGTTAACTATGCAAGCACAAGCAGATTTTGCTACTTGGTATGATTCCAAGAGTGAAGAGTATCAACTCCTAATCGATGAGATTAGCAATCGTACTTATAATATCATTGATGAAGAAGAGTTTGATTCATTCATTGAAGAACTTGCAAACTACGGTATTAATGATGTCGAACAGTTTGAGGATGCATTTGAAAGAGAAATGGAAGGTTATGGTGAAAGAGTATTCGCTGAGTTTAGTGAAGAGTTATTCGAATCAATTGGTTACACTATTGAACCAGAATTCATCAGCAATTGTATAGATTGGGAACTTGTTTGGTATTCTGCACTTCGCTATGATTATCAAACTGTAGAGTTCAAGAATAATACTTACTTCTTCCGTAATATCTAACATTCACATTCATCACGATTCTTTCAACAATTCTATGGAAACTATTGAACTCTTTCTGCCCTCACATTGGGCATCTCCACTTATCAATGCTGATGATTCTGGAATGAGTGATGCGGAATGCGATGAGTTTAATCTATTCATGAATAATGAAATGGTAGGCTTACATTGTGTTGATGTTGACGAAGATAAAGTCTTTGTCAAATATCACGATGCTAAAGAATACGCTCTACCTTGCGATTGTTCCAACTTTACATTCATACGGAATTAATTCACATTCACAGGAGTTTGTTACTCCTTTCTATGGGGTATTGGTGAAACGGTTATCACTATGGATTGTCTATCCATCATTACCAGTTCGAATCTGGTATACCTCGTTGGTACAATTCCGTGCCATTTTATTCAACTAACAAAAACATGTTCTTTTCACCAACTACTAACACTGATTCATCCGCTGTTGCTTCTATCCAATTAAACCCAACAACTAACCAAGTTTTAGTTAAATACATCAACAGCACGAAATCATACCTCTATGAAAATGTTAGCTTCGATGCTATTCTTGACTACCTAGCTGGTGAATACGAATCAGTTGGTAAGTTCGTAAATGCATATTGCAAGGGTAATATGGTAACAACTATCGGCTGAGTTACTAATACATAAGCCATTAATATCCCCGCTATCTAATAAATAGTGGGGTTTTTTGGTGGTTTCACAGTCATCACAATCATTCACAATCATCCTGGACGCTGGCTAGTTCTAATGACAATCACAGAGCGTAACTACAAACAAAACAAATTGCGTGAGCAAATGTATCATCACAGCCAACAAGCTGATTGGTGTCGTGAGGAAATATTACGTCTCACTCGTGAATACAAAGAACAAAACCTAAACCTACATCAAGAGATGTTTAAGGCAAACTAACACAAATGATGCCTACTAAAACCACAATCATCCTGGACGCCACCTAATGTTATCACAACCTTCAGTCATGTACACATACTACATGAAAGATGCTTCAGTCTTTTGGGCAGAGTGTGACGACTCTATTAATCTACATGATTATGAAGACAACACTATCTGCATCAATGGTATTAACGCTGACGCCATGTTTATGGCTTGTCGCAGTGCATTATGCAGTAAGCGCAATGTATTTAATGAGCTAAAGACTAAAGAGCATACAATTGAGTCTGCAAAAGAAATGATTAAAGCACTAGAAAAGTATGTTGTCAAGAATGACACCAGCACGAAGGATGACTAACAAAAAACACTACTACGACTTCAACACCAAGCAACTCCTCAGGTACACAATCGAAGGTGATTCAAGCGGAAAAGTTCATTACGGATGGTATCCCGTACGGGTTCCAAGCAAGTGGGCTCCAAACGATAAATCAACTGAAACCACATCGGAGAATTAAATGAACAATGCAATCATCAAATATTTTCAAGACAAGCGACGGAAAGAGGAAAGAGAAAGGCAAGAAAAAACCCGTGAAACTACGCAACGCTCAGAAAAGACTAAAAAGCTTAAAGAGGAAGTTGGGGGTTAAGTATTAACATCTCACTTTAAATAACAATAACTTTCACAATCATCCGGGACTTTATGGATTTGTACGATGTTGTCTTATCAGACAGTGGTGTAGTAAACATCCTTGCAAAAGACAAGGAGACAGCAGCATACAACGCGTTAGAGCTAAGCCTTAACCGTGAAGAACAACTAATTGACGTGAGGCTAGCAGATGAATGGTAAAAAACCCAAACCATACAGTGAGAATAACTGGAGATTAATCAAGGGAGCACCTCTTGAGTTATTTCCAACTCCAACATTTGAAGAGTTTATGACACAAAGAGTAGAAAGTTGGGAGCTAAGACCAAGTTACTGCGCTATTAATCGTGTTTATAACACTAGAAGTGGGAAAGTAACTGAAAAAGCATACAAACAAATAACAGCAGCACAAGAATTTCTTGCAACTAAACTTAATGAACAGCACATTGAAATCGCAACAGCCACTCACGAAGAACTTATCTTCTTTCCAGCGGACAGAAATGATGAATAACGAAGAATACGCATTTTTCCTTGCCTATGGTGTAGCTAATGATAAGGAACTACATGTGCAGGAAATGTTACGCGAGTATTCGCTTTCCTTAAATATGTAGAAATGTAGGTCACAATGAGAATGCTTCTAACAACTGCATGAAACGGGTAACCGCGTTGTTCAACCTAGCAACTCATAGAAGGTTGAAACTACACGCAATGGATAACAATATGACACTTATACAGATTATAAACAATGCGGTTATTGCATACCTAAACGAAAGTGATAAAAGTAGCTCTACTGAACTACATGATGTATAAATGTAGATTATATTAAACAAATCACAATCATTCGTTAATGTTCTATTTCGGTACACAAAGTCCAGGACGGTACGACATCTGGACATCTAGACGAACACTGCATATCCACTGTGGTATAATAGTGTTGGAGTTCTCCTTGCCTTTCAATGGACCCTATAAAAAGGGATCAAACCAACGACGATATGGCAAGGGTACTCAACGCCATCGAACGTCTAAGACGATTAGAGCGTGAGATACCTACTCAAGTATGTAGTGTCTTTCTCTACGTTGCTTCACATAACCCTTGTCATAAAGAGGCTATTGAAGAAGATCTAGAGTTCACTACTGCTAGTTGTTCACGTAACATTGACTGGCTAACTGATATGCATCGGCTTAAAAAACCTGGCTTAGGGTTAGTTAAAAAGACACGTGAAGGACGTAGGTTGATGCTTTCTCTTACTGAGAAAGGTCAGGCATTAGTACATGATCTTTACACTGATCTTTATGACTGAAATGGTCACCTGGCAACAGGCAATGGACTACACATTCAAAACACGTTATTCATGGAAACATGGAGGAGGTAGAGTATCAACAAGGATTAACTGCAATCATTTCACCAACTTTGCAGGTGCTGATTATCCACTACGGGATATCACCAGGAAGTTTCTTAAGTCTTATCAACAATACCTTGAAGACTTAGAAGTACCTGGATCATCAATCAACAGGAGGATCACACCAGTTACAACAGCACTGAACCATTGTTACGATGAGGAGGAGATTGAATTTGCACCACCAAAGATCAAACAATATAAAGAATCTCAGGGACGTCCTTGGTTCTTTACTAAGGATGAGGTAGATGAGTTATGTAAGATCACTAATCATCGTTTATCAGAGATCATTAGGTTTGCCAGTTGTACTGGTGGACGGATGTCTGAATTACTTAGTGTCAAAGCTAAAGATGTAGATCTAGATAAGAACTGTTTGTACTTTGGCGGTAGGCCAGGATTCAACACCAAGAATGGTGATTGGAGAGTGTTACCTATTGCTGAACCTATCAGACAGATCTTAGAGGAACGTGTTGTTGGTACACATCCTGACTGCTGTATCTTTGGTGATGAATGGATTGATGGTAGATCAGTACTATGGTATTTCAAGAAAGCAGCTAAACAGATAGGGAAGGAACCACATTATGTTTTTCACTCCCTTAGGCATAGCTTTGCTACTTGGAATGTTGAAGCTGGAACCCCACTAAGAGTGTTAATGGACTTAGGTGGCTGGAAGAAGTATGAGACCGTATTACGGTACGCTAAAGCGACAGATAAGGCACGAGAAGAGGCATTGTCTAGTGTATTTAACTAGATGGTCCATCCATTAACTATTATCTAATCCATTACACTGGGGTATAAGACAACTTATCCCCGGTGTACTTTTTATTCACAATCATAAATCGCCTATGCCAACACCTGCCCAAATTGAAGAGCAGATCAAGCTTGAACGGCAAGCAATTTCTCAGGGTCTGTACAAACTACAGAAACAAACCAGGCAACTTGAGGAAAGGAGTTACGCAAGTGCCTCTATATATGGTGTAGCAAGTATCGACACGATGCTGCCGAGTGTTATCGAAGAAATCGAACGTACAAGCAGACGTATCAAAGAAGGTAAGAATGGTGTTAACTTTAAGGAGATTGCTCAGTACTTATCTGAGGTAGAGCCATTAGCTGCAGCTGCAATTGCATGTAAAGTTACATTCGACCGTGTATTCAGTAGGGACGACAAGGCGAACGCACTGACCAAGGTATTAGAAGCTATTGGTCAGGCTGTAGAGAATGAGTGTCAGATGCGACACTACGAACACGAAGCACCTGGACTACTAAATGTCCTTAAGAAAAACTATTGGCATCAATCAAGTGGTACAGCACAAAAGCTGGTATCAATCAAGACATTGATGAATAGATATGATGTAAAGCCATGGAGTAACTGGGGCAGTGCAAATCGTGTCAGATTAGGTACGTGGTTACTTGACTGCATCATTAGAGGTACAGGTTGGTTTCATAAAGTAACTATCACTGAAGGAAAGAAAACACCTAATGTTATCCTTCCAACCCCTGAGTTCTTAGCTATTAAAGACGAGGTATTAGCAAACGCTGAGTTATTCTCACCTGAAGCTTGGCCAATGCTTATAGAACCTAATGACTGGGAGGAGTGCAGAGCTGGTGGCTACCTACTGAATGAAGTGATGCTAGGTCACCAGATGGTGAGGAGAACCGATCACCCCCCTATACAGGCCAGAACAATCTATGATTATCTGAACCGGATACAACAGGTAGGCTATAAGGTAAACCCCTTCATAGCTGACGTTGCTGAAGCCCTGTATGAAAAGAGGATAACAGTTGGTAAGTTCATTCCTATATGGGAAGAGCAACCACCTACAAGACCTCCTGATATTGATGAGAATGAGGAATCACTCTTATCATATAAAAGAGCAAAGAAGTTATACCACGATAGATTAAATGACAATGCTAAACGTAATGTCAGAACTAGAAAGACAATGGAAGCTGTCAGAAGATATAGATATAAAGAACAGTTCTTTTTACCCTGGTCTCTCGACTACCGTGGAAGAGCATACCCAATACCTGCTTACTTAACCCCTCAAGATACAGACTTTGGTAAATCATTATTGAAGTTTAGTCGTGAAGCTATGGTTACGTTTGAAGCAGAAGACTGGCTACGATTTCAAATAGCAACGACATATGGTCTTGATAAAAAGACTATGAAAGAACGTATTGATTGGACGCTAGATAATGAAGAACTAATTACCCGTATTACACTCGATCCAATAGGTACAATTCATGAATGGGAAGTCGCCGATGAACCATGGCAGTTCCTCGCTAGTTGTGAGGAATATTATTATTGCGTTATTAGTGGGAAGCGTAACTATACTTGCCTTCCTATTGCCACCGATGCCACGTGTTCCGGAATGCAGATACTTGCAGGTCTCGCGAGGGATGCAAGTACCGCAAGTCTAACTAATGTTCTACCATCGAATTCACCTCAGGATGCATACAAAGCAGTAGTTGAAAAAGCACTGCCTAACATACCTGAACAGTGGAGAGAACATATTGATAGGTCGGTAAGTAAACGCTTAGTGATGACAATTCCTTATAACGCCAAGTTCAAAAGCAACTGGGGTTATGTGAAAGAAGCCCTTATTGAGAAGGGTCTCGATGTTCCTAAAGAAGACATCACAGTCATCACTCATGCTTTACGTAATGCTTGCTTTGAGTTATTCCCTGGACCTAAAGCCGTAATGGATTGGGTCAATAAGGAAGTGACTAATGCTATCAAACGTGGTGAAAGAGAAATCCAATGGACAACACCATCTGGATTCACTGCTACTCAGAAGTTTATGAAGAAAGAGTTCTTAAGACTTGATCTACAACTGATGGGTAGAGTGAGAGTCAACGTAGCCACAGGTGATAGCGACAAGGTAGATCTAAACCATCATAAGAATGCCACCTCGCCTAATCTTATCCATAGTCTCGATGCTTCTCTCTTGCATCTTAGCGTCTTACGTTTTGACGCTCCCATAGCTTTAATACACGACTCCGTGTTATGTAGAGCTACTGATATGTCTCTTTTATCCACTGTGGTACGTGAGACTTATATGCATCTCTTTGCTGAGAATGATTACCTAACAGACTTTGCTAAACAAATAGGAGCAGAGACTGAACCACCGATTATTGGAGATCTTGAACCATCTTCAGTAGTTGATTCCACATATTTTTTCTGTTAATGACCCGCAACGTATTTAAAACCGAACAACCTGTAGTCCTTGAAGGCTATCAGGCTGTAATGAAAGCATCTAAGTTTGGCTTTAGTCTTAAGGCTATTGTCGATGAACAGATGGCAGACAAACTTGACTCTGATCGTGTCGAAGGCCTTAAGTGGGCAGAGTCAAAACTAAAGAACCCTAAGCGTTCAACTCTACGTCCTGAACCATGGGAAGAAGTTAGTGATGGTGTCTATACTATCAAGTTCTCTTGGAATGAAGATAACAAGCCACCTATTGTTGATACAAAAGGTACACCAGTAACTGATGAAACCATCCCAGTTTATAGTGGATCACGAGTCAAGCTGGCGTTCTATCAAAAGCCTTACATCTTGAAGGATGGAGTAACCTATGGTACTAGTCTAAAGCTACTCGGTGTACAACTTGTCTCTCTTAATGGACAGGCTGGTGTTGATACTGGTGATATGTCAACTGAAGATGTAGCAGCCATATTTGGGTCTACTGAAGGCTTCACTGCTGGTGAACCTAACATCACACCAGTTGTAGAAGAAGATAACGAAGACACAGATTTCTAATGGCATTCCGATCAGGTCTCGAAGAACGAGTCGCTGATCTTATGTGTGAGCTGGGAGTGAAATATGAATATGAATCTACAAAAGTCCCTTATATGATTCAACATATTTATACTCCAGATTTCCTATTACCTAATGGCATTTATTTAGAATGCAAAGGGTATTGGGATGATGAAGATCGCCGTAAGATCCGTAATGTAAAGGAGCAACATCCTGAAATAGATCTACGAATGGTCTTTCAGTCTCCATACAATAAAATTTCGAAAAAATCAAAAACCACTTATGCAAAGTGGTGTGATAAACATGATATACCGTGGACTTCCTTCCATAATATCCCCATCGATTGGCTCATCTGAGTCAGAGTTTTTAAGGCACGAAGCATGTAGTAATTGTGGTTCATCAGACGGCTTAGCTGTTTATACGGACCACACTTTTTGTTTTGTATGTCATACACATTCACAATCACAACATTCACCACAAATTAAATTGACAAATGCGATCCAATTAAAAGGCTCAGCTGAACGGCTGCAGAAACGCAACATCAGTCAAGCCACATGTGAGTTATTTAAGACTTACAAGGAAGGCAATACACTAAGACACTACTATTTTGATGAAGGTAAGATAGTTGGAGCTAAGGTCAGAACTAAGAACAAAGACTTTAGGTGCGAAGGAGAAGTAAAAACTCTCTTTGGTATGCAGAACTATCGTAAGAAGACAACTAAGAGGGAAACAAAATTAGTTATTACAGAGGGGGAAATGGACTGCATGGCAGTCTGGGAGTCACAACCAAATTGGGATGTGGTCTCCATTCCGAACGGAGCACCTAGTTCAAAGAAAGCAATCCAGCATAATTATGAATGGATTAGTGCTTACGATAAAATAGTACTGTTCTTTGATAACGATGCAGCGGGCCGTGAAGGTGCCGAAGCAGCTGCAGGGGTGTTACCACCTGGAAAGGTTTACATAGGCTTTCTAGAGGACTACAAGGACGCCTCAGACGCTTTACAAGCAGGAGATACAGATGCAATCAGAGCTGTTTGTAATTATGACCACAATGAATTTAGACCAGACGGCATTGTAGATGCCAAATCCTTACTTGAACTTGTTACGACACCTAACCCGCCATGTATTCATGAGTACAAATTCAAAGGCTTACAAAATAAACTGCACGGGATCAGATATGGCGAGCTTATCACGATTACTGCAGGTACTGGTGCAGGAAAGTCATCCTTCTGTAGAGACCTTGCAGTTGACCTTCTTAAGGAAGGGGAAGCAGTCGGTTACGTGGCACTTGAGGAGTCAAACCGACGTACAGCACTAGGTCTAATGTCCGCTGCAGTTGGTAAATCACTACACTTAGGAGAACCAACACATGACGAACTTACAAAGGCGTTTGATTCCAGTATTAATAACTGGAAGCTTTATCTTTTTGACGGGTTCGGTAGTTTTGATCCTGATATCATTTATAATCGGATTGAATACTTAGCCTCGGGACTTGATTGTAAGATCATCTTTCTTGATCACCTATCCATCTTACTAAGTGGATTGGATGGAGATGAAAGACGCACAATCGATATCACCATGACCCGCTTGAGGTCATTAGTAGAACGTACAGGAATAACGCTCTTTCTTGTATGTCATTTGAAACGACCATCTGGAGAACATTCCCATGAAGAGGGAGGACGTGTCACGCTTGGACAACTCAGAGGAAGCGCATCAATTAGCCAACTATCTGACACTTGCCTTGCACTCGAAAGAGATCAACAGGCCGACAATGGTGACAATTCAACAACTTTGCGAGTCCTTAAGCAGAGATATAGCGGCGAGACTGGCGTTGCCTGTCATCTGAAATATGACCTGAAAACTTGCTCATTTACTGAACATGAAGCTACAAAAGAATTTGACCCAGCAACAGACTTCTAACCTTAACCGACCTAAACCACCTACTGTACAGATGGTAGAGAAGGCACAGTTTATCGATAAAACTTACCACTGGAATCATGCTAATCTTCGATCTGGAAACGGACGGCTTTCTAAGTCAAGCGACTAGTATTCATTGTCTTGCTATACATGATACCGATACAGAGCAAACAGTTGCTTACAACGACAAAGGGACACAAGATCCAATTGTAAGAGGAATTCAAAGACTAGAAGATGCAGACTGTATTGCTGGTCATAATGTCATTGGGTTTGATATACCTATCATTCAAAAATTCTTTCCTTGGTTTAGCTGGCCTGGTATTACTTGCGACACTTTACTCCTTTCAAGACTTCTCAATCCTAATCTACTCGAAATAGATAAGAAGAGACAGTGGAGATACATGCCACTTCAATTATATGGTCGGCATAGTCTTGAGGCTTATGGTCACCGATTAGGTGAATACAAAGGTGGGTTCTCTAAGGAAACTGACTGGAAGGAATGGTCACAAGATATGGAGGATTACTGCATACAAGACGTTAATGTCACCACCAAATTATGCCACAGATTTATCAACCGCCTGAATGGGTACGACTAGAACATGAGGTAGCAAAACTATTAACACTACAAGAAATACATGGATGGACATTTGATGAACGCTCTGCATGGGAACTTAGCTCTACTCTCAGAAAAGAACTTGAAGAAACTAATCAGTTACTACGAGACAGGCACCCTTTCGTTGAGGGATCAGTATTTACTCCTAAGCGATCTAATAGGACCAAAGGCTATGTCAAAGACGCTCCGTTTACCAAGCTAAAAGAACTAAACACATCATCACGAGATCATATCGCATGGATCCTGCAAACATTTCATGGTTGGAATCCGACCCAGATGACGAATACTGGGAAGCCCATCATCGACGAAACGATACTGAAGGAGATAGGGACATCGACTGCCCTTGCATTCCTCCGGATTTTGACGATAACGAAGATGCTTGGAATGATATCAGAAGGCGTGAACGCGTGGCTCAAGCTTGTTACGACGTCTAAACGAATTCACCACCACTGTTCAACTACAACTTCAACTTTTAGATGTTCACATCGAAACCCAAATTTAGCACAAGTACCAAGTGATCACAGATTCAGAGAATTATTTATACCATCTCCAGGTCTCACTATGGTCGGTGCTGATTTGTCTGGGGTTGAGTTGCGCTGCTTGGCTCACTACCTCGCGAGATATGACGGAGGACGATATCGAGACATCCTCCTTAATGGTGACATTCATCAGGTAAATGCTGACAAAATAGGTGTCACAAGGTCTCAAGTGAAGACAATTACCTATGCGTTCCTTTATGGAGCAGGTAATGAAAAGATTGGTACAAGCTATGACAAACTTCTTTCATCCGAGAAAGCAAAAAGAAAAGGAAAAGAAATCAAAGAAGCGTTCATTAATGCAATTGAAGGACTTGATAGCCTTCTTACCAATATTAAATCAGCATCAGAAAGAGGTTTTATTAAAGCTATTGACGGTAGACGTATCCCTGTAGATAGTTCACATAAAAGTTTAAACTATTTACTCCAAGGTACAGCCGCCGTTTTGGCTAAGCGGTGGATGCTGATCAATCAAAACACAATGGAAGAAGCTCAAATCCGTGCTTCTCAACTAGCATTTATTCATGACGAAATACAATTCGAGTGTACCCCTGAACAAGCAGATGACCTATGTACATCCTTGGTATTTAGCGCTCAATCAGCTGGAGAATACTACAAGTTCCGGTGCCCAATTGAAGCAGAAGCTACCAAAGGAAAGAATTGGGCAGAAACCCACTAATGAAATTATTAATTGACGCAGACTACATAGTTTACAAATGTTGTGCAGCACAAGAAGACGAGATTGATTGGGGTGATGATGTCATCATGGTTGTCTCTAAGTTCAAAGATGCTTACAACCATGTCAAGCGAGACTTGAACAAGATTAGAAATGAGTTTATTTGGGATACACCAGAAATGGTGCTATTTTTCAGTGACTCTATAAATTTTAGAAAAGAAATTTTTCCTGAATATAAAGGTAACAGAAACAGAAAAAAGCCGTGTGGTTATCGCAGGGTAATTAGCAAACTAAAAGAAGAATTCACAGTCATCAAAATGGATACCTTAGAAGCAGATGATGCTATGGGTATTTATGCGACACAATATCCAGGAAATATAATCTGCTCACCTGACAAAGACATGAGACAGATTCCAGGCAAGCTTTATAACATGTCTGAGACCGTCGAGATTGACCCTGAAGAGGGTAGAAAGTGGCATCTAATACAAACACTAGCCGGTGACCAAACGGACGGTTACAGTGGCGCTCCAGGCTATGGAATAAAACGTGCAGTCACCTTATTTGAAGAAGAAGGTTACACATGGGAGACCGTAGTGAAAGCATTCAAATCCAAAGACTTAGGTGAAGACATCGCCTTACAAAACGCTCGACTTGCTCGTATCCTTACTTATCAAGATTATGACTTCACCAAACAAAAACCCATCTACTGGAATCCCTATACCACCACTACCAGTGATGGAGATGACGATGGAACAGTCATTCAAGTTAAGGAGGCTTGAGGACTTATTACCTTCAGCTAATAAAGATGACATCATAACAATATTCATGTCGTTACAACGTCAGAACTTTGCACTAGCAAATACCGTATCCAACCTAGTAAAACAATGGCCCACTCACCTGAACACTACGGAAGCAACTGGAGGATCGGAGACTTCATCCGAGAACAAGAGTTAAGTTTTCATCTTGGAAACGTAGTTAAATACGTTTGCAGAGCTGGTAAGAAAGCAAATAACACCAAACAGAGAGATCTAGAACAAGCAATAGCATACCTTGAAAATGAACTTGAACACACCATTTACGAATCCGAGCTTACTGGACCAAGCGGAGCAATTCCGAAGTGCATACAATTTGCAAGCGACTGGGAAGACAGCGCAAGCGATCCAGAAGTCTTTGATCGATGAGGAATGGAGTGAATTCCATGAGGCTTATCACCACAAAGATGAGGCTGAACAGCTCAATGAATTAGCTGACCTTGTCTATGTCTGCTTCCAATATGCTGCATCCCAAGAATGGGATCTAGACGAAGCTATGAGGCGTGTTCATAAAGCGAACATGTCAAAGCTAGGAGAAGACGGTCAGCCTATCTACAGAGGCGACGGAAAGGTTCTTAAGGGACCAAATTTTAAGAAGGCAACCTTTGAGGATTTGGTATGACACACCCACTGACTGACAAAATCTGCCTTGCCATTGACGATAATTCAATGATCGATGAAGACGATTGGATGGGTTATATGCGAGCTGGTGCCGATTGGCAGATGGAGCAAGTGATTGAATGGCTTAAGTCACAAGAGAATTATCCAGGCACTCTTTACTATGAGCTTCCAACTTTGGACTGTGAAAGTATTGAATGTGCTGTGAGGCACGCAATGCGCCCCACGGGTGAAGATCAAGAAGATCTAAAGTTGGCAATGGAGCGCAGAAACGGTCCAAGAACGCGAATAACATTAGAAGAATTATCAATGCGCCCATAGGAGATCTCATGACTGAACACCCACTGACTGACGATATTTGTCTTGCCATTGACGACAATCCGTCCATCGCCTACATGTGTTTCGATTGGAAAAAATCTATGCGAGCTGCTGCTGATTGGCAGTTAGCTCAATGTCTTGATTACATTCGCACTACTTATGGTGATGAAGCAATGATTCCATTTATGGAAGCAATGCGCCCAACAACAACACAGGAGGACAACTGATGAAAAAGAAAGAACTTCTAAACAGAATCGAAACTCTTGAGTTCCAACTAAATGAGATCTTCTTCCTCGAAAGGTTGGGCGTTGAACAAATAGAAAGGCTAAACAACGAAGTAAGAGACCTACAGGAACAGTTGAACGCCAACAAATATTATTACATCAAACCAACAAATGACTAATCTAATCTCCCGCACTGGACGGGTACAATCTTGGATGGATGACCCTACAGGTCGCCTTCCTGTCAGCTGCACAGTATTTGTAGTTGAAAACGAAATGGAAGGTCCGAATGGCATCGAAGCCAGCTGGAGGTTTGCATCACATGCCCTTAGGTTCGGGGCAGGTTGTGCTATCCATCTAGATAATCTTGATCCGAAAGGTTATGTACGAGAGTCAGGTGTAGTTGCATCTGGCCCTGTAAGTTTTGGTAAAATTTATAGCTCTTTAAATGAAATCCTACGTAGAGGCGGTCATTACAAAAATGGTGCGATTGTTCTTCATATTTCCCTTAATCATGCCGATGCTCTTGAGTTCATTACTACTCCTAGATCCGAACTTCCTTGGGTCAAGCGATGCATCAACATCACTGAAGAGTGGTGGCAGGATTGTACGTTTAAGGAAGAGCTACTACATGGAATCAAGTCAGGAGACATCTGGCTAAATAAAGTCCGATATGACGATGAAGGAAACAGAATTTTCGGGAATGTCTGCCTTGAGGTTTACTTGCCCTCACGCGGAACGTGCCTCTTACAACATGTCAATCTCAGTGCCTGTGAATTCGACGACATCCCCCGTGCTTTTGTTGAAGGCATGTCCGAATTGTGCAGCCTTCATAGTAAAACAGGTGTGGGAACAACTGGTGAGTACCTATCCCCAGAAATCGATAGACAAGTTGGACTTGGAATGCTGGGTCTGGCCAATCTCCTCCGACGTTACGGAGTGACTTACGAACAATTTGGAAGAGCGTTAGATCAATATAACAACAATGAAACTATTCGATCTGCCGCGTATGAACTTGCCTCTCAACTTGCTTCAGGAATTAACCAATCAGCCTCAATTGCTCGCGAACATAATATGGTTCGAGCCTTTGCTATCGCACCAACCGCCAGCTGCAGTTATAGAAGCATGGATTTGGATGGCTATACTAGTACACCAGAAATCGCTCCACCTATCTCGCAGACAGTCGATCGCGACAGCGGTACTTTCGGAGTACAAACGTACAATTATGGTGAAGTAGAAATTGCTAGTGAAGTAGGTTGGGAAAATTATAAAAGAGTTGCTGATGGCATCATGACGATGTTATCTCGCACAGGGCTTCTTCACGGATATAGTTTTAACTCTTGGAGTGATACTGTAACCTATGATTCTGAATTCATTGAAGAGTGGCTACGGTCCCCTCAAACATCTCTCTATTACAGCTTGCAGGTAATGGGAGATACTCAAGATAAATCTGATGCTTACGCCGCTCTGAAAGATACTGACATTGAAGATTACTTGAGTGACTTATTAAATGAATCAAATCTTACATGTGATTGCCAAGAATGAACCCTTACAAGAAACTACAAAAGAGAAAAAGAAAATGGACTCCAGTACAGACAAGTGCTGGTATATGCACAGAAGGAACGGAAGAGACAGTATACCGTGTACTTGCCTTGAGACATATGGAACTACCTGTGGGAGATTTTATCACTGATGCCCTCGATAATGACGTTCCAGAAATGGCACGGGAGTTGCTCATTTCCAATGTTAAGGATGAAGAAAACCACGACTTGGCTTTGTCTTACATCGCCAATGCTTACGGTGTTGACAAGAAGTCTGAGAGAGAGGGAATCGCTCTCCGAGAAGCTTGGACTTCGCATCCAGATCACACGATCCTCAAAGCGATGGTTGCCGAGCGTTCAATTTTCTTCGTTCTACTTCCCTTCCTACGCGCTCATGGTGACAGTGGAATGCGAACAGTATCAGCCGACATAAGTAGAGATGAACAAATCCACGTGGCCACTAATAGTCTTGTATGCAGTGAGCTGGGCCTTAGTCCCTCTCCTTCTCTTGATAAATTAAGGAAGGCTACTATCAATTGGGTTATGCAACCCTTAGGTAGAAATACTACTGATAAAAAATTAGATAAAAAATTTTGGCTCGATTCCAGTGATCGCTTGATGTATGAGGGTAAGGCTCCAGAGCTTTCTTTCACCAAGTCAGCACGTATGCCTGCCTTCTTTGAACATAGCAATGTCAACCTCCCCTCTTACGCTTGACCTCTTAGAGGTTAAAGGTATGCAAGCTAATGCCTTGCTTCAAACATTAGAAGAAACATTTCCACCAACTAACCCTAACCCTGAAGACACAATGGAAAAGATTATGTACAGGTCCGGTCAACGCAGTGTTGTTGAGTGGATCATTAACTATATGGAGGAGAACTAATGTCTTGGCAAAATCTTATTTTAGGTCTACAGAATCAAAATGAGTTCAAAGATTTTAATCCCAAAAAAATGTCGTCTAAGCAGCTCAAAAAGCTGCGAGTTGATGTAAATAGTGGCTATAGAGAGTCAGTAAAACCTGGATTTACAAGACCATCGATTGGTTACAGAAGAGCACCACAAAAAACAGGAAAAACTAACTACAGTTACTACCAAAACCATCCAGGTTGGTCTGCAATTGCAGATGAAATAGGTATCAAAAAGATCAATAGTCAAAATGACATCAGTCAGATGTATGACTACACTAATAACTATCGTTCATCCCCTCCTCCTGCTCCACCAAGTTATGGCAATGCACCTACAAGTCAAGGTAGTTCCTCTGTTAATTTCTCAGCACAGTTAGCAGATATTAAAAAACAGAACCAGGCTGAAATCAAGGCTTTGACAAAACAACTATCTGATCAGCGAACTGACTATGCTCTTAGAGAAGAACAGGCAAACAAAAGGATCAGTAGCCTTTCATCTACTGTAGCTAACGCTCAAAGTATGTATGATCCTACCAAAGGAATGGGAGCTAGTAATAATATTAATCCAGCTTTAACTATTCAAGAACAAGGTAAGAAATTAAGTTCCGGTACTCAGAGATATAACCGTAACAAGCTAAGCATTAATAACCTAAATCTATAAACAAATGTCTGCTAAACAACGTTATGACAAACTGACTTCAGACCGTAGTCAATTCCTTGACGTAGCTAAAGAAGCATCTAGGTTGACTCTTCCTTACCTTATTAAAGGTGAGGATGAGAACACAGGTGCTCGTGTATTAAGAACACCATGGCAATCAGTCGGAGCCAAAGCGGTTGTGACGTTGGCTAGTAAGCTTATGCTTGCACTTCTACCTACACAAGGAAGTTGGTTTAAGCTACAGTTAGATGAAGTATCAGTAAAAGAAAACTTCCCTCCTGAAGTAATGAGTGAATTAGATCTCAGCTTCAGTAAGATTGAACGGATGGTTAATGAATCCATTGCTGCTAGTAGTGATCGTGTAGTAGTACACCAAGCACTAAAACATTTAGTTGTTGCTGGTAATGCCTTAGTCTTTATGGGTAAGGAAGGTTTAAAACTATATCCAATCAATCGTTATGCAGTAGAACGTGATGGTAATGGAAATGTTATTGAGATCGTTACTAAAGAACGTATCAATCGTGATTTACTGGCAGGCCTCATACCAGAACGTCAGCCTAATTCAGTATCTGCACAAACTGGTGTAGGAGATAATGAAGTAAACATCTACACTCACGTCAAAAGAGTAGGTGCCACAATGATCTGGCATCAGGAAGTAGATGATGTAATCCTTCCTAAGTCAACAGGTAAAGCACCAATTGATTCTACTCCTTGGCTTGTTCTTCGTATGAACTACGTGGATGGTGAAGTCTACGGTCGTGGAAGAGTAGAGGAATTCCTAGGAGATCTTAAGTCTCTTGAGGCACTCTCTAAAGCACTCGTAGAAGGATCTGCAGCTGCCGCTAAAGTAATCTTTACTGTCAACCCTTCAAGTACTACAAAGCCTGCCACGTTAGAACGTGCAGCTAATGGAGCAATTGTTCCAGGTAGGCCAGATGATATTGGTGTAGTTCAAGTAGGTAAGACTGCAGATTTTAAGACAGCATATGAAATGATGCTGCAATTAGAGAAACGAATCTCTGATGGATTCCTTATTATGCAAGTCCGTAACTCAGAACGCACAACTGCGGAAGAGGTAAGGATGACTCAAATGGAATTGGAAGCACAACTTGGAGGATTGTTCTCCATGCTTACTGTTGAATTTCTGGTTCCATATCTCAATAGAAAAATGTCAGTCTTTCAGAAGACTGGTGAGATACCAAAGATTCCTAAAGGAATTGTCAAACCAACAATTGTTGCTGGACTTAATGCACTTGGCCGTGGTCAAGATGCAGAACAACTTACGATGTTTATTACTACTCTTGCACAGACAATGGGACCGGAAGCTATCGCCCAATTCATTAGTCAAGATGAGTATATCAAACGTCTAGCTGCTTCTCAAGGTATCGATTATCTCGGACTTATAAAAAGTCAGGAACAGATACAAGGTGAGATGCAACAGCAACAACAACAAGCTGAAGAAATGGAGCTTGTGAAACAAGCATCTAAGATTTCTGAACTTGGTATGCAACAACAACAAATTCAAGATGGACAAAACGAAACCAACCCGAGCCAGCAAGGTCAAGCAGAAGCCACTACCGACGTCGGTTGAGCCGGAAGCTAGACCACTAGCAAGTAACAAGTATGCACCTAAACAGAAGGTAGGTACTCCACAACTACGAAGACCTAATCGTGTATCGAAAGTAGGTCTTGGTGGTCTCGAAGTAATTACAGCAGAAGGCATTTCAGAATGAGTACACTTACTTATGATCCAACTCCTGCTGATAACCCTGAGTTCTCTGAAGAAGAACAGGCTGCGATTCAAGTAGGTGAGGCATTAGAAGAACAACAGAAAGGATTGCTAGCTGGTAAGTTTGAAGATGCAGAAGCATTAGAGAAAGCATATATTGAACTACAAGGTAAGCTAGGTAGTTCTTCTAATGAACCTACAGAAGAAGTAGAAGAAGAGAAGACTGAAGAAGAACCTACTGCTCTACTTGATCGCCTATGGGAAGAAGCTAGTGCAGAAAAGCTAACACAAGAAACCATTGATGCACTTAACGCTTCATCTCCTGAAGACCTTGCAAAGATGTACATGGATTACAGATCTGGTGTCGAACAATCTCAACAAGAGAATACACCTGCTGTACTTACTGAAGAACAAGTAGATGGTTTGAAGAATGTAGTTGGTGGTTCTGAACAGTATGATCAAATGATCACGTGGGCTAGCAATAACCTAGCTGAAGGTGACATCAATATGTTTGATCATGTAATGGATAAAGGAGACCCTGCTGCCTGCTTCTTTGCTATTCAAGCATTGCAATATAGGTTCCAAGAAGGAACAGGATATGACGGACAAATGATTACAGGTAAACCAGCTGCTAATAAAGCTGATGTATTTCGTAGCCAAGCAGAACTAGTTGCTGCACAAAGTGATCCACGCTATGAAAATGATCCAGCATATCGTAATGATGTAATGGAAAAACTTATGCGATCACAAACTCTAAAATTTTAAATGACATTAGGAATCGGAGCTACACTATTATTAGTCGCTAGCTGGTATGGACCAGGATTTCATGGGAACCTTACAGCTAATGGGACACGATTTGATAGTAACGCAAGCACAGCTGCGCATAAATCACTTCCATTTGGAACTAAACTTCGAGTCTGTTATGACAGCTGTGAGGTGGTAACTATTACTGATCGTGGTCCTTTCATCCATGGTCGTCACCTTGACCTTAGTGAAGGAACAGCTAGACGTATTGGACTTATCCACTCTGGTATAGGAAAGGTAAAGACTACAAGGTTGAACTAATAAACTATGGAACCAATCAACTTTAAGTTAAATGAATTCAAGCAACTAGCGAAGTGGATAGATAAAACATTTCCACTACCTATTGCCTTCATTCTTAAAGGTTGGTTATGGAAACTAGAGGACTACTACATCGTCTACAGGATTAAGAAAGAGGTGGATGAAGCAATCGCACCTCACATACCAACTGACCCTGTTGTAGAACCTCCTACATATCACACAGAAGCATCTGAGGTAGAAGGTTTAGATACTATTTCTATCTCAGGCAAATGGGATAGATAAAAACTAGAAAGAAATCAGCTTTATTATTTTATGCCAAATCAACAAGGACCATCGCCACATGGACGTTATTCCGCACGGCAGATGGAAACAGGTATTAGCGTACCTGAACATGACTATATTTCACTGTCTAATAACAGTGACGGAAACCCCACTCAAGTTGTATATCGAACAGGTGGCTCTTCAGGAACAATTGTAGGAACAGTTGTTATGACTTACAACTCTACAAGTGGATTTTTAGAAACAGTCTCGAAAACTCAATAATGATTAAAATTCACCCAATTACAGGACAAATAGTATATTCCCCTGACTTTGGCCCGATGGGTCCGCCGGGTGAACCAGGTGAACCAGGTGAACAAGGTGAGCAAGGGTATCAAGGTGCTGAAGGTTTGCCTGGTATCGACGGGAAAGATGGTGATCAGGGACCAAAAGGTGCTACTGGTGAAGCAGGTCGTGACGGTCTAGGAATACTTAGCGGGACAGAGCCACCTGATAATGAGCTAGGTAGACCAGGAGAATTTTATATCGATTACTCTGCATGGGTAATTTACGGACCAAAGGGAGAACTGTTTTGGCCGCAAGGGTTTTCTATTATTGGACCTATTGGTAGAGCCGGTAGTCCTGGATTGGACGGAGTAGATGGAATAGACGGGACAAATGGTAGAGATGGAATAGATGGGGAACAAGGCCCGCCTGGCCCACAAGGCCCACAAGGTCCAGAGGGTAAACAGGGACCTCGTGGCTCACAAAGTTACCGTACTTCAGATCAAACAACTGGCCATCAAGATAGTAACTACAAAGGAATCAATGTTTATTCAAGTTAATTTGTTATGCCGTATCAATTTACAGTTATACCAGGATTTACACAAACAGTAGGAGGAGGAGGTACAGGACCTCAAGGGCCGCCTGGACCAACAGGACCAGCAGGCGCTGACGGAGCTGATGGCGCTGACGGAGCACAAGGTCCAGCAGGTCCAACTGGTCCAGCAGGAGCTGACGGTTCAGACGGAGCTACTGGTCCTCAAGGGCTTACAGGTGCTACGGGTCCTACTGGAGCAGCCGGTGCGGACGGATCAGATGGCGCTCAAGGTCCAGAGGGTCCGACTGGTCCGACTGGTCCACAAGGACCTCAGGGACCTCAAGGTGCAACAGGTGCTGCTGGTTCAGACGGTGCTGCAGGAGCTGATGGTTCAGATGGAGCTACTGGCCCACAAGGTCCAGCAGGTTCTACAGGTCCTACAGGTCCTACAGGGCCAGCCGGTGCTGATGGTGCTGATGGTGCTGATGGATCGGATGGTGCTACCGGACCACAGGGACCAGCTGGACAAGGTGTCCCTGCTGGAGGATCTACTAACCAAGTTCTATCGAAAATTGATGGTACTGATTACAACACTCAGTGGGTTGCTCAATCAGGTGGTGGAAGTTATTCAGATTCAGACGTTGACACTCACCTGAATACATCATCAGCTTCTAGTAATGAGGTATTAAGCTGGACTGGTTCTGATTACGACTGGGTAGCTCAATCTGGTGGTGGTGGTGGATCTAGCTCGCTTGCTACTGCTGTTTATAAGGGACCATCTACCGCACAATCAATAGCGTCATCCACCTATTCAGTGGCCAACATTGCAACCGCTGTAGGAACCCCAAACGCCATCTTTAGCAATAGTTCTGGAGCGGTTACGCTTGGAGCTGCTGGAACTTATCTGGTAATGTGTACTGTTGTTTTGACAGGCAGCACAACCAATTACAGATGGACAGGTGAACTGAACATTGAGCAAGACACTGGAAGCGGGTTTGCTGAAATAGGAAGTGTCCGAGGTGGATACATAAGGGTCAACAATAATTCAAATAACACCTACATTACAATTTCTCGAATTGTTACGACTGCGGACACAGATGACAGGATTCAATTTCAGATCAAAAGAACTAGCAACACTGAAGGAAATGGAACTTTCGTAGTTGATAATTCAACAATTCAAGTAATCAGGCTTGACGGAATACCCGGAACTCAAGGTCCGGCTGGTTCAGATGGAGCAGATGGAACAGATGGAGCAGATGGGCCGAGTGACATTCCACAGAATTCACAAACATCTGCATATACTCTTGTCGCAGGAGATAACGGTAAACATATTAATATAACCACTGGTGGAGTCACCATTCCAAGTGGTGTATTTAGTGCGGGCAATGTGGTCTCTATCTTCAACGATAGCGGCAGCGATCAAACAATTACTCAAGGTGGAAGCGTAACATTAAGGCTTGCAGGTACTGCTACTACGGGGAATAGAGTGCTAGCTCAATATGGTTTGTGCTCTGCGCTCTGCATAGCAAATAATGAATTTGTAATTAGTGGAGCAGGGTTAAGCTAATGGGAATACATCAAGCAATTATTGGTGGTTATCCTACACCAAGTGCTCCTAGCTCTGCAACATGGTCAGTGCCCGATTCAGAGTTTAAGCAAGCAGCTGGCGCAAGCTTTAGCGTTGACGGGGTACAGACAGGTGATTTGCTGCTATTCACTCAAAGTGGAGATAATGCTGGATCAATTACCACCTTGACTGGTTGGGACAATAATTTTTTCAGAACAGATAACGATCCGAGTTATAAAGAGCAAGTCAGGATTGCCACAAGCAACGAAGGAACTGTTTCTGTCACTTCTGACAGCGATACAGAAGCAGGGGCGTTGGTGATCTTTAGATGCTCAACAGGCACAGTCAGTGTTGATTTTAATAATGATCCTTATGCATTTACTAGTGGTAACTCAGGTGATCCGGTTGTACCATCGAGCAATGAGAATAGTACAGGAACTGCTGCGAATTATTCTCTGCAGATTACAGGCGGTTATTTAGATGACGATACGATCACGAGTTGCACCGCTCCAACTGGTCTTACGCTTGTTGGATTTGCTGGTGGATCAAGAAGCGGTGGCTTTTTCTTAACATATCGCAGTTCATTGATGATTGCTTACGCGGTCATACCAAATTCAGGCACCACCACGCCTGCCGGAGCTGGAAACAGTTTCAATACAAACGGTAGTGATGAGTGGCATTCCTCGGTTACTTATTTTAGGCCAAGCTAAATAGAATAAGCAGGGTGCAATTCCCTGCATAGCTTTAGACAGCCAAGTCTTTAAAATGGTCTTACTTAATAGATAACAAACACTATGCACTATTACTTAAATGGCTACGTCTACAATACCGCTACAAGAACAAAAGAATATTTGGAACAACTTCTGTGACTGGGTAACCAGTACTAACAACCGTCTGTATGTTGGTTGGTTCGGAGTACTAATGATCCCCACCCTGCTTGCAGCAACCATCTGCTTCATTGTTGCATTCATTGCAGCACCACCTGTAGACATCGATGGAATTCGTGAACCTGTTGCAGGTTCTTTACTTTATGGAAACAACATCATCAGCGGTGCAGTTGTGCCTTCCTCTAACGCAATTGGACTCCACTTCTATCCCATCTGGGAAGCCGCATCCTTGGACGAGTGGCTCTATAACGGAGGACCATTTCAACTCGTCGTCTTCCACTTCCTTATCGGTATCTATTCGTACATGGGTAGGGAGTGGGAACTCTCTTACCGACTTGGAATGAGGCCCTGGATCTTTGTCGCATACTCTGCTCCTGTTGCTGCGGCGTCCGCAGTATTTCTTGTCTACCCCTTCGGTCAAGGCTCGTTTAGCGATGCTATGCCTTTGGGTATTTCAGGAACCTTCAACTACATGCTGGTGTTCCAAGCCGAACATAACATTCTCATGCACCCGTTCCACATGCTCGGTGTTGCTGGAGTGTTCGGTGGCGCACTATTCAGTGCTATGCACGGTTCGCTTGTTACGTCCTCACTTATTCGTGAAACTACTGAAACGGAGAGTCATAACAATGGTTATAAATTTGGACAAGAAGAAGAGACCTACAACATCGTTGCAGCGCACGGTTATTTTGGTCGGCTTATTTTCCAGTACGCTAGCTTTAATAACAGTCGGTCCCTTCACTTCTTCCTGGCCGCTTGGCCTGTTGTTGGTATTTGGTTTACCGCTCTTGGTGTCTCAACTATGGCGTTCAACCTGAATGGATTCAACTTCAATCAATCAATCGTCTCCCGTGACGGACACGTCATCAACACCTGGGCAGACATTCTCAACAGAGCAGGACTCGGAATGGAAGTCATGCACGAAAGAAATGCACACAACTTCCCGCTCGATCTTGCGTCAACTAGCGCCACACCTGTGGCCTTAAAATCTCCCTCTATTGGATAATAAATTACTATGTCTTACACAGGACTTACAACTGAATATACAGTAAAAACTACAGGTGATCCACTTTTTATTCCTGGCAATTGTCAGGCACCTACAAACTCACACGATAATCCAGACAATGGAACAAAAACTGAGCGAGCAGCAAGCAATGTTTTGACTTCACCTAATGGTATTGAATCAGTTGCTAGTTGATAAATAGTCTATGTTCAATGATAAAACTAACAGATGCTGCTCTCTATTATAAAGAAGAGAGTCAGCAAGTAGAAGCATTTGATTGGCTTCAAACACAAGTGGACCCTACTACCCTTGAAATTTTTGGACAAAAATATAGGGCCAAACCAGAAGCTGTAGTAGCTAATCCTCTACAGGTTCCTTACCAAAGTCAGAATGATAATGCTTCTGGCACTGGTTATCGTGAATGCTTTTCTTCATCAATGGCAATGATTGCTATGTATTGGGGAAAGGTACAGAACGATGATGAATATAACCATATCCGAGCTAAGTACGGAGACACAACAAGTGCTGAAGCACAACTAGCAGCTCTCCGTTCACTTGGTCTTAACCCATCTTTTGTAACTAATGCATCAACACAGACCCTCCGAAATGAAATTGATAACGGTAGGCCTGTTGGTGTTGGCTGGTTGCATAATGGGCCTAGTAGTGCCCCATCCGGTGGCGGTCATTGGACTGTTGTTATTGGTTATTATTCTGATGGCGTCATCATGAATGATCCAAATGGCGAGGCATTACTTTCTAGTGGTGGTTATACAAATAATTTAAACGGCTCAGGTCTTAAGTATTCTTATAAGAACTGGGAACCACGTTGGGCACTACCATCAAAGAATGACGGATGGTGCATGATAGTAAAACCATAATAGAATCAATTATGCCCTTTATAGAAGTTATAGTAACAGGAATGATTGCGGCATTTACTGGTATCGGGGTTGTTTCATCTAAATACAACAAGAGGATTGATGATCTAGATGCCAAAGTAGATGCGATTGAATTATCCGTAGCCAAGGATTATGTATCGAAAGATTGTTTTAATACAATTATCGAACGTGTTGAAACACATATGGTACGGATAGAAACAAAACTAGACAACCTTATTATCAAAAGAAATGACAGCACTAATTAAACCAATCCTGCTTCAGTTCATTGCATCACGTGCAGTAAAGACTTTAATTATCGATCTTTTAGAAGCATTAGTCAAGAGAACAGATAACCCTCTTGACGACCAAATCGTCTCTCAAGTAAGACAAGCATTGCTGCCCTAATGGTTTTAGGTAGGTTCGATTCCTACCTTGGGTATTGGTTAGGACCCTTACGAGGATACTCTTAACCGGCCGGTTAGATAAAGCCTATGAAATTTATCATGCAACAAATGAAAATTAAATAACTCAGACGTCTGAGAGTTCATGTAAACAACTCTCTTTTTTATACAATGACTGCTTCATGGTCCGCTAACCCCGGAACTGCACCTAATGCAACTATTACTGCAGTAGGTAACCTAAATAAAACTCCTGGTCTTGGCCTTACCCAAGGCGGGAGTGATTACGACTCTAAGTACGCAACTTATCTCAAACTGTTTAGTGGAGAAATGTTCAAGGCTTATGAGTCAGCCTGTATCGCTAAAGGAACTGTACAGAACCGTACACTTACAAGTGGCCGCTCAATGCAGTTCATCTTTACAGGACGTATGGATGCTGCTTATCATCAGCCTGGAACTCCAATTCTTGGAACTTCCAATCCTCCAGTGGCCGAAAAGACCATCATCATGGATGACCTGCTGATTTCTTCAGCATTCGTTTATGACTTGGATGAAACTCTTGCACACTATTCTTTGAGATCTGAGATCTCGTCTAAGATCGGTCACGCACTTGCTGAAGCTTACGACAAGAAAGTGTTCCGCACGATTGCTCTTGCAGCACGTGAAGCACATCCTGTTACATCATCTCCTGGTCCTGAACCAGGTGGTTCCGTCATCAAACTAGGTGCCGGTAATGAGTATAACGCTCAAGCAATTGTAGATTCGTTTTTTGAAGCTGCGGCGATTTTAGATGAAAAGAATGTACCTCGTAGTGGACGCCACGCTGTGCTGTCCCCACGTCAGTACTACGCATTGATTTCTCAAGTCGATAGCAACATCCTAAACCGTGACTATGGCTCCTCACAGGGCAACATGAACAGTGGTGAAGGTCTCTATGAGATCGCTGGTATCTCCATCAAACGCTCTAACAACCTTCCATTTATGGCTGGTACTGTTAACCGCGTTAACGGTGAGAACAACGATTACTCTGGTGACTTCTCTGCTCACTGTGGTCTTATTTATATGAAGGATGCAGCTGGTGTTGTTGAAGGCGTTGGCCCTCAAGTGCAAACCACTGGTGCCGATGTGAAGACAATGTACCAAGGTGACATCATCGTTGGTCGTCAAGCAATGGGTGTAGGTACTCTGAACCCTGCTTGTGCAATTGAACTGCAGGCTGCTTAATAAGTTATGGCTTCTAATATTACTCCTGGAACACAGCAGTATTGCGAAGTCACCAACAAAACTGGATTAGCTGGGAGCATCACACAAGATGTTCTCACACCAGTTGAGATTGGTCGGACTGCAGGGACCTCTGCTTACACAACTACTAATTCAAGTGGAGCGTCAATTCCAGATCAAACTGCTCCTTAATCAATAAATAATTATGGCTACTACTACACGACACAGTGTCGCTAAAACTGCAAAGGGATATGGTACTGCCGTACTTGGTTCTACTGTTAAGTCTGAGACTGAGCAGTGGAGCGGTGGATTGGCTTATCCTCCTTCTGCTAATACAGATCAACTAGCACCAACTAGCTGAGTCAACTGGGTCTCCTTAGGGAGGCCCTCTTTTTTTTTATCTATACATATTTCTAATGAGTACTACAACTGGCGAAGCTATTGAATTAAAAGCTGTTAATGGAATACTGGCGTCAGTTGGTCAAGCGCCTGTTACCACCTTAGACCAGACCAACCCGGACGTTGCGATCTGCTATCAGACACTCCTAGATGTGAGTCGTCAGGTACAGGCAGAAGGATGGACATTCAATACGGAATATAACTTTCCTTTGAATATCAATACTGATAAAAGAGTAGCCATCCCAGACAATACATTACAAATTAGTTTAGCAAAAGGTCATCCTGAATATGGTGACAAGGATGGAGTAAGGAGATCACAACAAAGTGTGCCATATCTTTATGACCGAGTAGCACATACATTTCATTGGTCAGGTACAAGTGTCTATGTTGATATTGTATCTAACATTGAATGGGCTGACCTACCACTACCGTTCCAAGCATATGTAACTGCTAGAGCAAGTACTATTGTGTCTCAAAGGTTAATATCTGATCCTACTCTATATCAGATGTTATCTCAACAAGAATCGTATCTACGTGCTGAAGCTATGGAGTATGAATGTAACCAAGGTAAGCCAACATTCTTTGGTCATCCTCCTGGACAGGATTACTACACACCATATCAACCGTTCCATGCTTTATACCGATAATGCCTGCAGTACAACAAACAGTAGATAACTACCTTGGTGGGGTATCAACCCAACCTGATTTCAAGAAACTATCGTCCCAAGTAAGAGAAGCCGATAATGTTTGGATTGATCCAGCATTCGGTCTATGTAAGCGTCCTGGGTCTGAGTTTATTGCAGACATTGGGACTGACAATGAATTTAAGGATTGTCATTTCTTCTTCTATAAGAGAGATAATCAGGAGGAATATTTCTGTGCTATTAAACAGAATTCAATTCGTGTATTCACTTCCGATGGACAAGAGGCTACAGTAAATGTCCAGGGAAATGCATTAAACTACTTAACTAGCAACAACTATTTTGATTATAGAACCTTATCTATTCAAGATAAAACGTTTATATGTAACAGGACAGTTGAAGTACAAGAGCAAACAAATTCAACACCTACACCTAATGAAGTTGGAACAGTAGTATTGCTAAGTGTGCAATATGGAGCAGAATATAAAGTAACTATTAATGGTACTGAATTCAGCTTCTCTACACCTGATGCTGATGCTTCAAACGCAAGTGACGTTAATGCTGACTATATCTTAGCGGGATTAAAAACTGCTATAGATGCTGGGTCAGAACCCGTTACTGTAACTAAATTAGATATCACATTAGAGCTTGCAAGTACTGGTGCTGCACAATTCACGTTAGATGTACTTGGTGGTAGAAACAATGAAGCATTAGAATCGTTTCAAGATTCTGTACGAGATGCATCTAAAGTACCAAACAAGAGTATTGACAATAGACTTATCCTTATAGAGAATAGTGCATCAGAAGATGATGACTACTATTTAAAATATTCAGCTAGTGGAAAGAAATGGATTGAAGCTAGATCACCTGATTCAAGTCCTGGTCTAGTTAAATCGACTATGCCACATGAGTTGATTTGTACTGCTCAGAATCAATTTACTTTTCAAGAAGTAGCTTGGAATGACAGACTAGTTGGTGATATGAATACTAATCCATCACCTAGTTTTGTAGACAGCAAGATCAATAGTTTATTTTTTACAAATAACAGATTAGGTATTTTAAGTGGTCCTAATGTTATCATGTCAAGGACTAGTGCATATGAAAACTTCTATGTTAAATCTGCACTTACACAGATTGATAGTGATCCAATTGACCTGAATACTAACAGCACAATACCTTCTAACTTAGTACATTCCTTACCAGTACCTCAGGGAGTAATTTTATTTAGTAATCGTCAGCAGTTTCTAATGATTGCTGAAGAATCAATTTATACTCCTAGCTCTACATACATAAGGCAGATCTCTAACTACGAAGTAGATGAGGATATACCACCTGTAGACTTAGGAACCTATCAAATCTTTCTTCAGAAGACTTTAGGTTACTGCAAAGTAATGGTAATGCAGATCCCTGACATTAACCAACCACCAAGTGTTATTGATATAAGCAAGGTAGTGTCTGAATGGATACCACCTAACATCGATACACTATATACATCACCAGTAAATGAGCTGATCATTCTATCAAGTAGAGAGAATAATGAAGTTTATTTCTACCGAAAGTATAATACAGGTACTGAAGAAAAGATGCAGTCCTGGTTTAAGTGGAAGATGGTTGGCAAAACCTTAGGTTATGTCGTACCTGAAGATACAGTTAAATTTATCAGTACACAAGCTGGTAAAACGTCATTCTGTGAAGTACCGCTAGATAAGTCATTAGCATTACCTGTTATACATTCTACAGATAAAGAGTACTCTAACCCTTTCTTAGACTTTTGGTATAAGGGTACTGTAGGGACCTGGGATCCGCTTACAAAAGAACAGAAGGTATATGTACCGTTTGAGCATATAGACGGCTTACAGCCGATTCTAGTGACGTGTCAGGATGCCCCTCAACACATCGATAATTTCCTAGCTTCTCCTCCTAATACATATGGTTGGATATTAGAAGTTAAGAAGGATTCTAATGGTGATCCAATACATGGTAATGATGGTCAAAACTACTTTATCTTTGATAAGGATCTTACCCAATTAACAGAAGAACTTATTGTTGGTTATAAGTATGAATTCAATGTAACATTTCCTGAGCAGTTCTTTAAGAACAGGGACGGTATTAGTGATTACACATCATACTTAAACGTATCTAGGGTTAAATTTGCTGTTGGATTAACAGGTGCCTTAGGGTTTAAATTAAAAACTAAAGGCAGGGAAGATTGGAATGAGGTAATACCAGTCATCGAGGCTGATTATTATAGTGCAAATACTGGACCTCTTAAAAGTAGATACTTCTTTACTGTACCAATCCATCAACGATCTAGTAATTTTATGGTACAAGCACATAGTGATGTACCTTTTCCAGTCTCTATCAATATGATGACATGGGAAGGAATGTATTCACCAAGATTTTATAAGAGGACTTAATGTTTAATAATGAAATTAACCCAAAAGGTTTTGATCTACTTGGCGAACAGTTAGCTGAGTCTGGCCTAGAGATGAATATCATTGGTGCAGTGATTGGTGCAGCAACGAGTATCTTCGGAGCATCACAACAATCTTCTGCTGCCGATAAGGCAAATAAAAGAGCAAAAGAACAAGTAGAAGCTCAATACGAATACGACAAAGAGCGTTACTCGATGTCGAAGGATAAGCTTAAAGCTGATCGTAACTTCGCCATTGAGCAAATACAAACTAATATCCGTAATGATGAGCGTCTAGCGGATCTTAAGAATCAACAGTCTTTAGATAACTTTGGCTTCAATCTAAAGATTAGAGAACAACAGATGAAGAATTATACTCGACAGTATGATAAATCATCTACGTTATATGATCAGCAGTTATCATATAATGATTTTGCTGCTACTAATGCCAGTAATGTTGAACAACTGAGAATGAATGATGCTATGTCTCAAGCAGCCTTTCAGAATGAAGATCTATTTGTTCAAGGATTGCAAGAGACTGGCACAATGATGGCAAGAGGCCAAGCTGGCAAGAGTGTCCGTAAAGGTAAGCAATCACTTAATGCACAGTTAGGTCGTAATCAAAATATTGTTATGGCTAACTTATTAAGTTCAAGAAGTACAATGCGTAACGCCTTAGCTCAAATTGCTACACAAAGAACTGGTGCTGATATTCAAGCCTTTGCTAATCTAATGATTCCACAAGATGCACCACCTGAAGTCTTAGAACCATACGCTGCTATTCTTCCTGAATATACATTACCTAGAGAACTACAAGACTTTGATTATGGTCCTGAACCAAGCAAAGGTGTTGCTGCACAAGTTAGTACATCAGCCCCTTGGTTGAATGCACTTGGTAGTGTTAGTTCTAATCTAGTTAGTGCCTTTAGTAATAATGGTCCTTCTAACTTTGGATATAGTGGTGGTGGCGGTAACATGTTTAGTGGCAGCACCGGTAACTTTGGTTCCGGCATTGGTACTTCATTGGCAGGATCAGGATCAAGTTCTGGATTTGGCTCTAGTTTCTTTGGACTATAAACATTCTTACTAACTAAATGAAACAGATTGCATTTAAGGGAGCTAACCGTAACACTGGTTTCTCCCCGATTCAAGCTGGAACTGCACAACTCGATCAGATGAGAAATCGAGATAGTCAGGGCATACGTGACCTGCAAGAATCGCAGAACCAGAAGAATAAGATTAATAGTGACAGGATCAATGATCTTGAAAATAAGTACGCTAAGGAAGCACGGAATCGTAACGAACTTAAAACTCTAGAAGATAAGACCTTTGCTACTAGAGAAGCTGCGATTGCACAGAATCAGCAACAGACAGCTCAGAATGCTCGTGTTGAACAAATTAATGCAAGTGAAGGTCTAAAGACTTGGGAAGCATTAGGTAATTTCAGTGAGACTATTTCTGAGCAATTAATCCAATTCCAAGATGATAAGAACCAATCTGAAATGGAAGAGGCTTATTCACAAGCATTAGCTGAAGGTCTTCCTGCCAACAGAGTCCTTGCACAGGAACGCATGGAAGCTGAGCTACGTGCAATGGGTAAAACAGAAGAGGCAATTGCTGATGAGATGGCACGTAGAGGTGTCAACCCTTCTGTTGTAACCCAAGTCAGATCAGGTAATAAGTGGAGGGACTACGGACGTCTCAAGGCTTATGCAGAGATGGCTGGTGATGGTTATGGTTCTTGGTTAGAAGATCAACTAAATCAATTAGGACCAGAAGCTGCTGACCCAGTGAAACGTGCAGCTGCAGTTCAACAACTACAACAGCAATACCTAAAGCAGAACGGATTATTTGGTCTTAGTGCTGACTTCTTAGGTCCAATGTTCTCCAAGATGAGAACATCATCTAATGGAGTCATGGAAGCTGCTCGTAAACGTCAAGTAGTGCAAGGCAGTACTGAGATGTTTGAAGAGGCACGTACTAATCTAGTCACACAGAAGTCACCTGAAGCACTTAATGAATTATTCCGTTCTAAAGCAGTAGGTTATGGTTCTGATGGTAAAACTATCAATGGACCATCTGCTGGTGTAGAAGCAGTATTCACTGAATTAAAAAGCTTTAATCGTTATACTGATGAAGAAGTAAAGTATCTACTTGAGAATACTGTAACCAATAATGGTCAAAGCTTTGCACAAAGATATCCAGGAAGGGTTAGTGACCTTCTAACTGAACGCGCTAAAGCTGCTGACACTTATCGTGGTCGTGCTAATCGTGAGAAGGAAGCGGCAGGTAAGGCTAAAGTCGATGAAGTCATGGATTTCTTTAGGTCACAACCTGAAGGCATTGACTTAAATTCATTAGAAGAAAGTATCAATGAACTAAAACAACAGGGTATTAATACAAGCCGTCTTGATGCACTTAAGTATGAGACTAAACAGAACATTGATAAACGAGCTATTACAGCTGAACTAGAGGAGAAGTGGCAAGCAGGTACTCTATCTTTAGAGGATCTAGAAAACCGTGCTATTCCTAATGATGTTCGTAATCAATGGACAGATAGAGTAAATAAATTAGAGTCTGCTAGAGCAAGTGCTGGTGTAGATCAGGCAACCATGAAGTCAACTCTAAAGAGTACCCTGAAGGAGGGTCTCTTAGGTGCTGGTTACCAGTCTACAAGTGCAGCCGATGGGACATTGGATTTAGCTCTAGCCTCTGCTATGAGTGAATACAACAGGAACTTCAAAGCTTATAGTGAAGTCATGTCTGCTGATAAAGCACATGAAAAGGCATGGAATGAAATCTATGAGAAAGTACTAAATCCACCAGTAGGTAGTAAGTACTCTGTTGCAGAAGATACGTCTGATTCAACAGGTAAGAACAACTACTTCCCTTTCTTTCGGCCGGGAGAGGTAGCGCCTACTATGGATCCTAAACAGTTTTACGAGACTGTCAAAAAAGATCCTGAGTTATTCACACATAAAGAGATTATCTCTAAGTCTGATGCTTATGCAGGCTTTGAAATTGCACAACGTAACGGTATTCCACAGATACCTAATGTTCTACAGAATGCTGCTAAACGATCGCCCTATACAGCAGCCGAGTTGTATGCACAACAGATTGAACTATTAACAGGTCAGAAGGTTGAATTTGCACCTTCTGCTGCTGATACTTTATCTGATCAAATTAATGACCCAAGACTTCAGGAGATCTTAACTCGACCTACACCACAGAACGTTCAAACATCTATTCTTAGTTCTGAAGCAGCTGGTGGTTATAGCTCACCACAACCTAGAGGACAGTCCATTATCGCAATGGCATCCCGTAATGGTTGGGATCCAGCTGATATCGCAGCTATCGCTAGCTTTGAAACAGGTGGAACATTAGATCCTGCACAGCCTGGATATGGTGCAGCATCAGGTCGTATGGGCCTTATTCAAGCTGGCCCTAATGAACGTGAGAAGTATGGTCTAGGTACTGGTAACTGGGATCAAGAGATCCGAGGTATTGAAAGTTACTTAAAAGATCGCGGAGCTACTCCTGGTATGGGTCTTGAGGATCTATATGCAACTATCAATGGTGGTAATCCTAACGCTGGATATACACCAGATGGTAACGGAACCGTTGCACGTTCACCTGAAACAATGGCTCGTCTTTTGGAACACAAAGCACAGGCTAGTGAACGTTTAGGAATTATCAAGAGTGAGTATGTACCTACTCGTGATCCTAATAACATGAGTCCTACTCTCCAGTACTTCTATACAACAGGAGGGGAGACTAATGGTGGATGGTCTGAACATACAGACTTCAAACAGATGGATAATCCAAACACTGTTGAGGATGAATGGGGACAGTACTGGGATCCTGATGAATTAGATGCATATGTCCACTTTGAGGATCCTGAATTTGGTGTAATCACATTATCTGAATTAAGGAAACGTATTCCTATTCCTGGTGGTAACTACGGTGATCCTAGATCTTATGGTCCACATGCTGGATGGGATTATGGAACTAAAGCAGGAACTAAACTTTATTTAAAGAACGGAGCAAGAAAGATTTCAACAGAAAGAGTTCCAGGAAATGGATGGAGATCAGTCTTCAAACTACCTGACGGACGTTATTTCGCTGCACTACACGGTAAGGGAGTATGACTGAAGAAGAATATTTGCTGTATGAAGAACAACAGCAACAGGCAGCATATGAAGCTGCTAATGGAGTACAAGAAGAGGAAGAAGAAGAGGAACAATCTTCAGCTACTTCACAACCAACATCAGAGGCTCCTGTAACCACTCCACAACAGCCTGTAACACCCCCTAAACCTGTTGAGGATACAAACACACCAGAGCAAGGTTTCAACCCGCTAGAGGCTGTAAAGAACGTACAAGATAAAATCTCTAACATCACTAACCCTGAAATTAAAGATCCTAATGCTGCACTCGTTAGTGACCTTACCAGTCAAATCCCTGCAGCTATTGCACAAGGACCAAGTGCTGTAATTGGTAAAGCATTTACAGACTTAGGTATGGATGCTATTGGCAGTGTTCCTGGCCTTGGTTGGGTTGATGATCAATACGATAAGAACACACGATTCCAAAACCCAACACTTCAGAAAATCAGAGAGAAACTATCTCTCCTGATTCCTGCTGGAATTGGCGGTGCCGCTGCTACTAAACTTAGTGGTGGTTTGGCAGCTCCTGCTGTAGTCAAAGGTCTTGCGTCATTAGGTCTTGCAATCGGTACTGACGCTACTATTGCTGCTGTCAGCGATCAATCAGAGACTGAAAACAATACATTGAGAGATCTCGATGATATGTTCCCTCAACTTAATATCCCAGATAGGTTTAAAACACTAGATGGTGATAGTCCTGAAGTAAGGACTGAGAAACATATCTATGATGCAATTGGAATGAGTATTGTTGGTGAGTTCCTTGGATACTCATTGCAAGTAGGTAAGCCTCTAATGAAGTGGTTTAGTCCACTTAATAAGAATGCAGAGAACTATAAAGCAAGTCAACTATCTACTGTTATGGATAGAGAGACTGCTACTGCTCTTGCTACTATTGATGAACAGATTGCTGTTGGTGCTATTGATCCTAAACAGATTGAGAACATAAACTATAGAAAGAACCAACTTATCCAGCAAGCAGAAACAACAGGATCCTCTGAAGCCACTACAAGCCCATTAGAGGCAGCTGTAGCACGTGCTGATGACACACGTCAGATGCAGATAGATGAAGACGGTATTGCAGCTATCAGAGAGGCACCAGAGTCAACTGAGTTCGATCCCACCATTACTTCACCAATTACAAATGAGATGAATGTACCTAGAACTGCTATCCCTCCTGGGAATGTAGCTAGGAACATGGCTGATGTTGCTGCGATTAAACGTGGCATCTCTCCAGGTACTGGTACTCCAGCTCCTGTCTTAACATCTCCTATGATTCGTAAAGGTCTTGGAGTCAATGGAACCACTCGAAATATTGTCGTTGGCTTAGCAGAAGGTACACGTAGTACTGGACGATTCTCTGCTGTTGTAGATGGTGTCAGGATGAATAAGCCTGAAATGGATGCATCCGCATGGGATATCTATAAAGACGTGATTCTTGCTGACTCTATGGATGATGTAAGGCAAATGTTTGCAAGCCGTAGAAATGTTTACCAAATCCTTGACGGCAAGATTGAATATGTCAATGAAGAACAAGCAATAGGTATTGGTTTCGCAATGCGTGACCTCGTTAATACCTACTTAGGTCGTGAAGTAACTGAAGCGTCAGCTCGTGTGATGGACACACTAGGACGTGAAGTAATGGCACAAACTAAGGCATTAGTTGACTTCGGATCAGCTGCTAATAAGGAAGCAGTTATGGATCTTGTCTTTGATAAGCTCAACTTCCTTATGGATGAATATGCCATCAATAAATACATTTCAGGTTGGCAACTACAAAATAGAAGGTGGTGGGAAGGACGGTTTGGTAATCAAGCTGGTAAAGAGCTTACGATGACAACCAAGCAATTTGATGATGCTATCAAAAAGAAGAAAGGCATGAATAAAGCCTTGACTCAGCAAATCAAACAACTTTCTAAAGAAAACCCTGAAATAGCTGAAGCATTAGTTGATGCTTACGCAGTGAGCGGTGGAGATGTTGATACACTTGTCAAACTTAACAAGTATGTAGGACAACAACTGAACCCATTATCTGCTTTTGTTACACCAAGAGGTTTAGATAAAATGACCTCTTTTGCTAGTGGTCTATGGTCAGTTAAATTCAATAATATCCTATCTGGATTATCAGCTATTCGTACTGGTGTAGGTGCAACTGTACTTAACACTCTAAAAGCTACTAATGCAATTACTGGTGCTGGCCTGGAATCACTTGTAGCCAAAGACCCTGCTGCACTACGAGAGTCTATGTACATCTATGGTGCTTGGGCAGAGACCAATAAGCGTGCTTTGAAGTATGGTTGGAGTCAATGGAAACGTGCTAACTCTGACCCTAACTTTGCTACTGATGCAACACGAAAAGATTTTATCTTTGAATCAGAGAAGAACTTAGAGATCATTGATAAGGTTGCTGCTTCATGGGGTGACGATCAGTGGGGTAAGAAGTTCCTTTATAACTGGAATAAGAATAACCATAAGATCTCTAAAACTCCTTATATGAGATGGGGTACTAATGCAATGATCGGTGTTGATGGTTTTACCAAATCTACTCAAGCTACATTGCAGTCCCGTGCTGAGACATATCTAAATGCAGCAAAGAAAGGTGTAGATGTTAAAAACTTTAGGGATGCTGAAAGAGCTAACTACTCTAAGATGTTTGATAATGAAGGCAGGTTAACTAACGCTGCAGCTGAGAATGCTGCTGGTGAGATTAACATGAACCTTGATGATGGCATTGCTAGTATCATCAGTTCAGGTACAACTCAAGTTCCTGTATTTAGGTCATTATTTACGTTCCCTAAGACCGGAATGAACTCCCTGAAGATGGCAACTACTTATACGCCATTGATGGCTATCCCTGGTATGAATAAGTACACCAAACTTCTGTGGGCAGGTGAAGACCTAGATAAAATTAAAATCGCTTTAGGTGAACATGGCATTGACTATGATAAGACACCTAATGCAATGCAGATCTATAACAACCTTCGTAGAGAGTACATAGGTCGTCAAGCGTCTGCAGCTACATTCGTATCAGTAGGAATGGCTTATGGTCTTGCTGGTAATGTTCGTGGTCCTGGTCATCATGATCCTAGCCGTAGGATGAAAGAACGGGATAACCTTGGTTATATCCCTTACACCATTAAGATTCCTGGTACTAATAACTGGTTTGATTATCGTGGTTTAGGTGAACCAATATCTAGTCTACTAACAGTTGTTGGTTCAGCATCTTACTATTTAGGTGAGATAGATGAACCTGTAATGCAAGACATCCAAGATAAATTAGCTTGGACTGTTACTGCTGCTTATACTAATCAAAGCTTCGTCTCTCAACTTGAACCTCTTGTAGGTTTACTTACTGGTGATGAGACAGCTATCAATAGATTTGCTTCTAATGAAGTACGATCATTCGTTCCGCTATCTGGTTCTCTTGGAGTAATGGCAAATGCTATCTCCAGTACACAAAAAGATATTCATAATAATCTAATTGATTATGTAACAGCACGTCTTCCTGGTGTTAATGCGACACTACCGGATCGTATTGACTATTGGACTGGTAACCCATTGAATGATATCAATAATCCAATACTACGTGCTATTAATGCTGTCAATCCACTTAAAGTCAGTGAAGGTGTAGAACCTTGGAGACAGGAACTATTAGCTATTGGTTATGACGGGTTATCACTAGTATCTAAAGATACATCCGGTACTTTGGAGTATCCAGCAGAAGTTCGTGAAATGATCTACTCACGTATGGGTAAGACTCAACCATGGAAAGAAGCTAAACGAATTCTTGGTATGAACAAGTACCAAATAGAAATCAGAGGTATTAAAAAGGCACGTGCAGAAGGCATGACTACACAACAAATCAGAAGTCAAGATACTGAATTGTTTGATCGTTTAGATACTGTTGTTAGAAAATCTCTAAAAGCAGCTGAAGCCTCTGTTACTGCAGAGAATGAATATGTACGAGAATACATAAATATGGGTAAACGCTCTCGTGCTTACGTTGAACAAGGTAGGACTGATGAAGCTACTAAGTTACAACAACAAATGGAATCACTTCTACAATTTATATAATTTACTATGGCAATAACAGAAAATGTAATTAATGGGAGTGATTCTAACACTTATAATTTCACCTTCCCTATTATTGAAAATGATGATGTAAAGGTTCAACTAAAGGAATATGACCCTACTCAACCTCCTGAAAGCCAGTACATTTCACAGGTAACAGTTACTGCATTTGACGTTCTTACTAGTCCTGCTAGAGTTGTATTCCAAGCAATCTCGGCGGAGACTGATTATCAGGATACTAATGGTAATGTAAAGACAACATCCAGTAATGGATATCAAGTCGTTATCCGTATCTTTAGGGAGACAGATATTGATGCATCAGTTGCTACTATCTACCCTGGTTCAGCTATTCGTGCAGAAGATTTAAATGAAAATTTTAAACAGTTGTTGTTCAATGCACAAGAGATTGACGCTGAACTTGACGATATATTTGCTGGGTTTTTTCCTGACAATACCATTCCTGGAGCAGCAATTCAGGATCAAGCGTTAACAACTAACAAAATAAAAGATTTAGCTGTTACTACAGGAAAAGTAGCTGATGCAGCAATTACTCCTGCTAAGCTTTCTATTGATTATACAGAGGAAGCACCATCTAATGGTAAAC